ATAAAAATGGAAAATAAATTGATTACAAAAAATGAAATAACAAGTTTGGAATTATTGGCTGAAATAAATAAGTTCAGAAAAGAAGAAGGAATAAAAAAAGAACTTCTTCATAAAACTTTATTGGCTATAATTAGAGATGAGTTTTCTGAGGAAATCACTGAGCAGAAAATTTTGCCCAGCTCATATAAAGATAAATCAGGACGTACAGTCCCTATGTTTATCCTAACGTTATCTCAGGCAAGGCAAGTTTTAGTAAGAGAAAGTAAGTTCGTCAGAAGAGCAGTTATACATGTTTTAGAAAAGTTAGAAAATCAAGGACTAGAAAATAAGGAACAAAAGAAACTGCCATTTCAAGTTCAAGAAATTAAACCTACTACTTGGAGAGGTGTTCCTGTTATAGAGGTTCAAGATTTAGCTAAACTAACTAATATAACAGATGCAACTATTCATTGGTATAGTAGAAATGAAAAAATAAATTTAAGGCATATGAATTTACAAGAATACAAGAAGGAAAATTCGGATAAAAATTATACAAATATTTCTGCAATTTCTGTTTTATACAAAGAAATGGTAATATCTTTATGTAAGAAATATGGAGTGTATGAAAAATATAAAGATTTCATAGATAATTATTTTAAAACTAATAATTTGGTTGAATATAAAGGTAAAGCAAATGACGAGTTTGAACATTTGATAGCTGAAGCAACAAGAATAAAAGCAAACTTGTTAAAAGAGAAAGCAGAAATAGAAGAAAAATTAATGAAATTAAACAAAATGGGATTAACTAATTAAACACTAAGAGGAGTATAAAAGCTCCTCTTTTTTATTGCAAAGGAGAGTGATTATCTTCAAATAATTTTAATAATTATAAAGATAATTCGTGTTTTTAGTATTGTACACGATAAAGAATAAGAGCTAAATTGTTGACATACAACATTAAAAATGAAAGGAGCAAATAAAATGAATAAAGATGAATTAATAAAGTTAGGACTAACTGAAGAACAAGCAACAATGGTAACAGAAAAGTATGTAAATATGGTTCCACAAGGAAGATTTAATGAAATTGTGGAAGAAAAAAATTCTTTAAAATCACAGCTTGCAGAAAGAGACAAACAATTAAAAGAATTAGAAAAATCTGTTGGAGATAATAAAGAATTAAAAGCTCAAATTGAGAAACTTCAAAATGATAATAAGAGTGCTGCTGAAAAATATGCAAAAGACTTATTTGATTTACAATTAAACAATGCAGTTGATGTTGCAATTACAGGAGCAAAAGGGAAAAACTCAAAAGCAATAAAAGCTTTATTAGACTTAGAAAAAGCAGATTTAAAAGATGGAAAAGTTATAGGATTAGAAGAACAGTTATCTAATTTGAAAAAATCAGATCCATATTTATTTGAGATTGAAAAGCAACCAGCTAATCCAAATGGATTTAAACCTGGTGATGGAAATAATAAAACTCCTGGTGGAGATGGACCAAAAACTTATTCTGAAATGGTAGCTATGTTAGAAGCTAATCCTAACCTAGATATTAACAATTTATAAAAAAGGAGAAGATGAAAAATGGCAATATATTTTGATGCAAAAACATTTAATGCTGAGGCATTTGGAAAGTATTCTAGCAGAATACCAAACACAAAAAAGAATGAATTATTAAAGTGTGGAGCAATTAGAGGTAATAAAGAAATACATGATGCATTTGCAAACCAAACAGGAACTCATTATGCTGTATTACCTATGCTTGGAAAAATAGGTGGAGTACCTTTAAACTATAATGGTTCTACTGATATAACAACAGAAACAACTAAAACCTTTAACAGAGGCGTAATCACAATTGGTAGAGCAAAAGGCTGGACAGAAAAAGACTTTTCATTTGATATAACTGGTGGAGTTAATTTTATGGATAATGTAGCAGCACAATTAGTTGATTATTGGGCAGAAGTTTACCAAAATATCTTAATAAAGATATTAAAAGGTGTCTTCTCAATGACAGGAGCAGCAAATCTAAAATTTGTTGAAGCTCACACATTGAATATTACAGAAAAAGCAGGAGCTGATGGAGCAGTAGGAGCTACAACTTTAAATACTGCTTCTCAAAAAGCTTGTGGGGATAATAAAAATATCTTTAAAATGGCAATTATGCATTCAACAGTTGCTACTAATTTAGAGAATTTACAAATCATAAAATACTTTACTCAAACAGATGCAAATGGAATGCAAAGAGAAGTAGGGTTAGCTACTTGGAATGGTAGAGTTGTATTCATAGATGATTCAATGCCAACAGAAGAATTTGAAGGAGAAAAATATGCAAAAGTAACAGCTTCACACCCAGAAGCATTAAAAGTAACTGCTGCTGGAACAGGTGAAAGAGAAGTAGCATTGGCAACAGTAAATGGAGCTAAATTTGACTCTAAATGGACTGTAAAAGAAGGAGATTATGCTGCACTAGTTCCATCAGGTATATCATATACCACTTATTTATTAGGTATAGGAGCATTTGATTATGAGGATTTAGGAGTTTTACATCCTTATGAGATGGCAAGAAATCCATATAAAAATGGAGGAGAGGATACTTTAATAACTAGAAAAAGATTCTGCTATGCTCCATTTGGAATTTCATATAAAACTGCCAGCACTATATCCCCTGATGACGCAGATTTAGAAAATGGTGCTAACTGGGAATTAGTAAAATCAGAAGATAAAGAAACAATTGACCATAAAGCTATCCCGATAGCTAGAATAATTTCAAGAGGCTAATTATGGAAAATATCAAAGAAATGGTAATTGAAAAGCTAAAATTATTCAAAATAGATGAAGCTACAAGTATAGAATATTTCTTAAATAAAGCTTTATCTAGTATTAATAATTTTACAAATCAAAATTATACATTTAATAGCATTCCAGATGGACTAAAATATATATTAGTAGATAAAGCAGTAGGAGAAATACTTAATTTTAAAAAACTCAATGGAGAGCTTAAAGATTATGATTTCTCCTCTGTTTTAAAATCTATTAAAGAAGGGGATACAACTGAAACTTATTCTGATACAGTAAAAACACCTGAAGAACTTTTTGAGATTATGTTAAATAATTTATTAATTGGTAAAGATAATGAGTTATGTAGATATAGGAGATTACAATGGTAAGAAATTTACAAAAGTTATGGAAAGATACTTGCAGTATTTATAATTTTGAAAAAGTAAAGGACCCAAAAACTAAAACAACTGAGTTTAAAGAAATTTTAGTTCAAGAGAATATTCCTTGTAGAATTTCATTTCAAAATATATCTTCTACAAGTGAAACTCCTTTGATAGCTATAACAAATCAAGTTATAAAATTATTCCTTTCAAATAAAGTAGAAATAAAAGAAAATTCAAAAATAGTTGTAACTAGAAATGGGATATCTAAAACTTATAAAGCTTCAGGTATCCCAGCTATATACTCAGTACATCAAGAAGTTATTTTAGTAACTGATAATAAAGGAGCTTAATATGGGACAAGCTGTAAAAATTAATATGGCTGGATTAGAAGTAATGAAAAAGAATTTAGAAAATATACAAAAAAATCAAGCTGAAATAATGGCAAGTCTTGTTAAATCTTTAGGGGCTTTATTATTAAGAAAAGTAATTTTTAGAACACCAGTTGGAGATTATAGTTATTTAGCTCAAACATCTAAAATAGTTGATGGAAAGAAAGTTCCAAATACTAAAAAAAATGGTGGAAATTTAAGAAGAAACTGGACAATAGGTCAAGTTTTTAAAAATGGTAATTTGTATTCAGTTGAAGTTATAAATCCTACCCATTATGCTTCTTATGTTGAGTATGGGCACAGGCAAACACCAGGCAGATTTATTCCTGTACTCGGAAAGAAATTAAAAAGAGCTTGGGTTCCTGGTAGATTTATGTTAATTATTTCAGAGAATGAAATAAAAGAAAATATGGATGCTATATTAGAAAAGAAATTAGATAGTATATTGAAGAAGGTGTTTGGTAATGCTAAGTAGAGTAGTAAGTGCTATATCTAATACTCTTGAGAAAACATTTCCAGAAGTAGAAATATATGTAAATAAGATTAAGCAAGGTTTTGAAGAGCCTTGCTTTTTTATTCAACTATTAAATCCTAATGAAAAACAAGTATTAGGGAATAGATATAAACAAAAAATAGATTTAGATATTCAGTATTTTCCTAAGAATGAGGATGACAATTGGGAATTAATGGAAATGGCCCAAAAATTAAATAATACTTTGGAAGTTATTAAAACTGAAGAAGGGGATTTATTAAGAGGTTTAGATAGAAATTCACAGTTTATAGATGGAAATCTTCATTATTTTGTAACTTTCAAACCATTTGTAAGAAAAGTAGGAGAAGAAGAACCATTTATGGAAGAATTAAAAACAGATGTTAAACCAGATAGGAGGGACTAATGGCAACTAAAACAAAAAAAGATGATGAAATTCTATATTCAAAAGAACAAATTATCACAAGTAAAAAATATTCCAATAGAAAAGATATATTGAATGTTTTATTAAAAGAAGATGAAGAATATAGTTTTTCAAGGATAGATGAAATTATAGAAGAATTTATGAATAAGGAGGTTCAATAATGAATGGTGGAGGAACTTTTTTAACTCAAAATAAAGTTTTACCAGGAGCATATATTAACTTTGTTTCTGCTTCAAGAGCAACAGTGAATATATCTGATAGAGGTTTTGCCGCTATTGCTACTGAACTTGATTGGGGAGTAGATGGAGACATTTTTAAAGTTGAAAATAGTGATTTTCAAAAAGATACTATGAAAATCTTTGGATACGACTATACTGATGAAAAAATGAAACCTTTAAGAGATTTATTTATGAAAGCTAAAACTGTTTATCTTTATAGATTAAATGGTAATGGTGTTAAAGCAAGTAATGATTATGCTACTGCTAAATACAGTGGAACAAGAGGGAATGACATAACTATTATAGTTAAGACTAATATAGATGAATCTAATAAAAAAGATGTTATTACTATGTTAGGAACTAAGAAAGTAGATACTCAAACTGTTGCTAATGCTTCTGAATTAATTGATAATGATTATGTTGTATTCAAAAAGGCAGCTCAACTTACAGATACAGCTGGAACTAAATTAGCAAATGGGACTAACTTAACTACTGTAACTGGTGCTGAGCATCAAAAGTTTTTAGATTTAGCTGAATCTTATTCTTTCAATACTATTGGATGTACTTCTAAAGATGAAGTTATAAAGAAATTATATGTTCAATGGACTAAGAGAATGAGAGATGAAGTTGGAGTAAAACTTCAATGTGTTGTATATAGATATCCTGCTGATTATGAAGGAGTAATAAACTTACAAAACAAAGTTAAAGATGAAGGTGCTCAAGAACAATCATTAGTTTATTGGTTAACAGGTGCTGAAGCAAGTTGTGAGGTTAATGCAACATTGACAAATACAAAATATGATGGAGATTTTATAGTTGATACTAAGTTTACTCAATCTGAATTAATAAATGGGATAAAAGCAGGACAATTATTATTCCATAACAATTCAGGAGATCCTTATGTATTAACTGACATAAATAGTTTTACAACAATTACCATCTATAGAAATGATGATTTCCAATCTAACCAAGTAATAAGAGTTTTAGACCAAATCGGAAATGATATAGCTTTACTATTTAATAAAAAGTACTTAGGAAAAAGCAGAAACACAAGTTCAGGAAGAGAAGGATTATGGAAAGATATAGTTGCACATCACCAAGAACTTGAAAGAATAGAAGCTATTGAAAACTTTGACCCTAAAAAAGTTACTGTAGA